GCAACTAACTCGACCTGTACGCACCAACTGGTTGTAGCTTGCATGAATGACCCCATCCACAGCGTCTCCCGGAAGTTTGTTTACAAACGCATCTATCAATTTAGACAAACCGCGATACTCCAACAAAAGACCAATGACAGGGTGTTTCTTCTTGTTGCGCGTAAGCACCTTCTTGGAAGTAGGGGTCTTGAGAACCGTCTTCTTAAGCTCCTTGTCGTATTCCTCGACAGGCTCCAATATTTTGTGTTCCTCGTACAACTTATAGGACACTTGGGACGGGGAACTAAGATTAAGCGGCTCGACGACTTCGTGTTCTTCTTTGTACTTAATGCCATTCTTCTGCCGGGTCTTGGTTCGTTTGAGTGTGATTGTGCCGCCTAAATAGTCGTAGATACCCTTCTCGATTTTCTCGCCAGTTTCAGGGTCAATCTTGCCGTGAACGATTTCGTGCAGTTTCTCTTCGAGAACTTTACCGATTACATCTTTCAGGAACTTAGCGTCGATGGCAACTCCGCGCCGTTCAGCAAGCGTGAAGATAGGGATGAGCGGCATTTCCACTTCGCGGAACAGCTTCCATACCTTGTCAAGCTGATAAGCAGGGTTTTCAAATATTTGCTTCTGATACACGAATACCCAGTGAGTCATGAACACGTCATGGGCTCCGTAGTACAAAGCTATCCGGTGCGGAATTTCGTCGTATGGAATCTTATCGAACAAGAACCGAACTTGAATGTCGGGCGGCGCAACTCGTCGGGACTCATCTTGCCAGTCTCAATAAGCCAAGGCAGGGCGTAGTTTAAGTACCACTCCTTAAGACCTTTAGGCTTGTTCTCGTTCAGCAGGCCGCCTGCAATTACCGTATCCCAGTAGATATTCCATGTGATGTCTATGTTCGCCCAATTGTACAGGACGTGTATATCGAATTTGGAATTGGCCATTACTATCTGCTTATCTTGCTCAAGAAGTGGGCGGAGGGTGTTGGCAACAGTGTCAAAATCCAATGTAGGAATATCCTTTGACATTGGATGTTTGAACGGTCTCATTGGGATGTAGAAGTATTGCTCCGACATGAAACCAATCTGAATGGAGATAAGACCATCACGCCAGTTGTTCAGACCGTAGGTCTCTGTATCAAGGAATACATAGGCTTCGTCTTGATACATGGTTTTGTAAGCCTTGTAGTAATTAACGAATCGTTCCAACAATTCCGGCGTGTTAATAAGGATGTAGTTGTCCGGCACGACAATTGACTTCTCAATGTCCAATATCTGCTGTTCCTTCTTGGTCAGCTTCTTGGCTTTCTTTACTTCTGTGTTGGCCTTGGTTCGTACCCGTTTACGTTTTTGCTTCTCGTCACGGGCTTCCAACGCCTCCATAATATCAGAAACGTCAGACACTCTGGTTCCCTCCCCTTTGACATAAATCAGCCGCCTAATGGTAAGAATAAAGGGGCGATTAGATCGCCCCTATGATGCCGCCTAATCAGAACGGCAGTTTACGTTGAGTCGCCCCCGTCTGCGGAGCCGAACCTGCGTCAGACGCTCCTGCCTGCGGAGCATCTGCTCCCGTAGCCGCCGCACCTGCCTGCGACTGTGCTTGCACGTTTGCGATCATTGCATTCATGAAGCCTTGGATTTCTTCCGGCGTGTGCGGAGTGATCTGCGGCGTGATGTCCGGCAGGTCGAGGTCTTCGATGTTCGGCAGTTCGTAGTCGCCCTTCTTGTACTCGCGGGCGGAATACGACGTGTCGCTTGCGCTCTTGCCCGTTCGATAGATGACCACGTATTGCTTCGTGGGGTCAATCTCATCGAGGTTGAAGTCATTATTCAGTTTTTGGATGTGTGTCTTCGCCAGCGAGACGAACTTGACTTTGTTGTCGGTCGGGTCATACACCCGGAACTTGATGCGGAGCGCCGGATACTTACCCGGATTAGCCGCACACAGCGGACATACATCCTTGCCGGGGCAACGAATGTATTTCGGGTTCAGGCTCGGTTCGTAGTGTTCGCGGATGCCGACGAGATCGTTGTACCAGTCGATGAACAGCAGAACCTTCGGTTTTCCTTCCTCGAAGGTAACGAACTCCGTGCCGCCGCTCAGAATTTCATTCAGTCCACGTACTACAGTCATTTTTGCTTCCTCCTATGATGTTTGATGTTCTTGAGGGGCCGTACCGCCCGCTCGCCGTAACTATCGTTGCATCATATTGGATGGTTGCGATGAAGTTACGGAATGTATATAATGAAGTCAAACGGGGAATAGTATGAATGTAACCCCTAATAATCTCCCCAACCCGACAAAAGGTTGCGAGGAAATTTATGACAACGTATTGTCAAACTGGCAGACTAGTGGTATAATACCATCAGGTTGGGTTACATTCTGTATCTACAACGGTTACATTAAGTTACCGGGACTTACGCCCGGTAACCGCAGAACTCTCGCAGTTTCTTGAGCGCCCTTGTACCGTGGGACTTGTGGAGTCCCAAAGCGTTGTACGCCTCGGAGACATTCATTCCCAGCGTGTCTTCGTTGAACAGCATCAGTTCGACGATGCGACGCTCGTTCGGGGTGAACCGGTGTGCGTTGCGCCGGTAGTCGATACGTAGAGTGGTAATGTCGAACCCGTAGTCTTTCACGGCCGCGCTGAACGCATTCGCTCCGCCCGCACCGGAGTCTTCCTCTACACCGTCGCAAAAGTTCACGGACGTAGAATTTTGCACGATCTTCCGATTCATGCGGCGGAAGTAGTCCACTACTACGCGCTTCACAATGACCTGTGCGAAGCTGAACAACTTGTCTTCCGGCAGTTGCTCTTTGCTGTACTTAGGAAGGGCGGAAAGGATTTCAACGATGCAGTCCTGCTTCACGTCTTCCTTGTCCTGATCCTTGACCTTGAACAGTTCAAAGTCAAAGATAGGTTTCAGGATGTCGAGATTCAGGGATACCGTGTTTTGCATAATGTATCTACCTCCAATGAATTGATGTGTAATGACCAAAGGGAGTTTTATACCAGCCCATTCAGCAGGCTGACGTTGACGGAAGGACAACGGTCAAGCATACCGCACCGCAACAGGTCGTTAGCGTCCTTGCACAACGGGTTTGCATATTGGACTACATTGACTACGAATCCGGCTTTATTTAGACGTTTCACCGCCTCAGCCGTGCCCTGACGACCTGCATCGTCGTTGTCAAGCATCAGGTCTATCGTGTCTATCCCTGCGGCCTGTAGAGCCTGAACCTGATTCTTGAATAGGATGCGACCGTTAATGGCCACCGCCGCTATACCTACCTCATAGTTGCTCATGGCGTCTATGGGAGACTCGCACAAACGGACTCGGCGTATTCGGTCTTTGGTCGTCTTGAGCTTGTCTATAAAATGAAGTCCGAACACAATGTCCTTCTTGATCGGCGACCCATCATTGATGAACTTGGCTCCGTGGTAGTTGTTTCCTACCTTCCGCTTTTGAATAAACCGGAGGTCTCCTTTCCGGGTTCGTTGCGGGAAGGTTATGCAGTTGTTATCCACGTCCACGCCTATTTGATAGGTCTGCAACGTGCGCCACGACAGTTTGCGTTCGTTGAGCATGTAACCCATAGCCACGTCGTAGACCCACGGGTTCTTCTCGCGGGAATTGAGATATCCTTCGAGAACACTTTCATCGACTGTGGGAAGTCTTAGAGGCTCCCTGCCGCTGTCGATGATCGACTCCACGTCGATAGCCAGTCTCTTTTCCTCAACGAGATAAGTAGACAGAAGCATCTTCAATCCTTCGCCATCGTCAAGGCCGAGGGCCAGTTCTATGACCCTATCCACTGTCCCGAGGTAGCCACAGTAGAAACAGTTGCAGTGGTACGGCGGCTCCTTCGAGATGCCGAACGACGGGCGGGTTTCGGCGTGGTTAGGACAGCACGACATCAGCCAGTCCCCGGTATCGTTCGTCTTGCTAAACGCATTCGGGTTTGTTAAGTAGTTCGGGGAATGCTGGTACTCGAACCTAAGCTCGTCTGTCAAGTCCTCCACGTCGATGAAGATGGTTTCGAGAATTTCCCTTGCCTTTTCGTCCTCCTTGCGTCGGAGGACGTTACGGACAATCATATGCACCACCCCTTTCAATTGACCAACGACAGACCGTGCTTTTTGGTACAACCGTACCGCCCATACGTGTCATGTTAACCTCGTACTTGTTTTTCATAGATACCACCTAGAAGAATTGCTCCCCTATGCCTTCGTTCAGGACATGGACAAGGCCGGTATCGAAGTTATAGCGAACGAGGAACGACTGACCGCTCTTGTTGTTGCGGTTCTTGATAACCGTGATACGGAACGTGTTCTCGTTCACTTTCACGACGGAGATACCCTTAGAAGCATCCTGCAAGATCGCATACGCTTCGCCGATGTCCTCGCCTTCCACGCTGGCCGACGAGTCTTTCTTCACCCTCCGGGCCGACTCCCTATTCGCCTGAGCAACTACGTAGCCGGGTATTCCCGTATCAAGAATCATGGCGCGGACTTCGCGTGAGACAACGAACAACTGCTGTCTCAAGTCTCCGAAGAATCCGGTCGGAAGAACAACTTTCGACAACTGGTCGAGGGCAAAACGGGTGTGTCCTTCCGTCTCAAGAATGCGCCTAATCTCGTGGGTCGTCGGCAGTCGTCCGCCGAACGTATCCATGTCGTAGATCATGATGTCTCGTTTCTTCTTCTTGAGACGGTCAATGAAGTCAATGTACCGATCTCTTTCTTCCGCGGTCATGGTGCCCCGCGTCAGGGCCAAGCGAGACACGTTACCTAACACGTTGTCCCAATTGTGTGCGATCTCCACGGCCTTTTGCTCCAGCGCAAAATACGCCGGGAAGTCGCTCGGGTCGTTTGTGCTGTTCCACCCCGCCTGCAACATGAAGGATGTAATCAACGTCTTACCCATGTTGGTGGGGGCGAATACGAGGAAATAGTCCGTAGCAGTAGGGTCGTCCCCTCCGCCTTCAAGCCCGTTCGTTGCAATATCAAGCGGTGTAAACCCTGTACTGATGCCGAGAATATCGGTTTCGCTTCTGCCGTGAATCTTCTCGTAAGCGGCTAGACGGTTCTCGGCTTCCCCTATGTAGGAGTACCCCTTGTTAGTCGCTCCGATCAACTTGAGGATATTCCCCGCGTCGTACCTGAGCTTCTGAATGGCCTCTACCGTTCTACGCTCCCCGATCATGTTGGCCGCCTCTACCATTAGCGGCCTGAACATCCTGTGTATCCAATCTTCCTTTAGAGCTTCCCTTACAGCATCCACGTTTTCGGGCTCTACAGGCTCGAATGTCTCGAACCTGTTCATGACCGTTTCGAGAGTCGGAACGTCTCCGTGTTCCTTCTTGAACCTCCTGATGAACTCGAAGGCGTCCTTGTGGATGGGGAAGTGTTCCTCAGTCAGATCGTCAATCGCTGACGTATCCTTCTGTGCGATGACGTAATTCAACAACTGCAATTCTTCGATGCTCGGCAACTTTTGCCCCTCCCTTCGACTCAACCTAGCAATCGTTGTTAGGGGTCAAATGGTTGCGAGCCATTTTATTCCAGCATATCAGGAAAAATTATAAGACCGCCCTCCTTCATGGTGACTATTTTCCTACGGCGTTTAAGAGGACGATCCTACTTGATAAATCCTTATGTAGTCCGACACGACTATGAATGCACCACCTTGTTTGTCCTATTTGTCGGACGATTTGCCTTATGGTTGTATTATACCGTAGGATTATAGTTCTGTCAATACTCAATTAGGATATATTTCGACATGTCGGTATAAATTTGATAGTTCTGTAGTAACAATACCCGTACCTAAATAATACCACGCCCTTCGACAACCGTCAAGACAAAAACCGACAAAACGGGAAAAAGAATCACAGACGCTTAATAAAAAAATAGGGAGGGAGATATTCCCTCTGTTACGACAGTCTCCTGTCCCTTCCTCCGAGCATCAGAACCCTTGTGTTGTACAGCATACGTGACACTATCATTTCGCCGAGATAGTTGTCCTGCCGCAACACCGTATCCACGAAGTTCGACGTGTAGATAGTCGATAGCTTCTGAACCTTGCGCCGGTTGATAACATCATACGTCAGGTCACGGATTACATCCGTAATTCGACCGGAGCCGATGTCATCGAGAATGAGAAGCGGAACATCCTTCATCTTGTCAATACGGCTATACATTCGGTCGTACAGTTCCGGGTCGCCCACCTGATGAGCGCGCCGGATTTCATTTGACCAGTCACCGAACTCGACATACAAGGCTAGCGGGTTCTCGAAGTCGAACTTCTCAGGGTTCATGCAGGTCTTGTAGATGTACTCATTGGCGATTGCACAGGCCGCAAACGTCTTGCCTGTTCCTTTGTTTGGGTGGAGGAAGGCAAGGTTAGTTCCCGATTCGACAAGCTCCACAGGGTACTGCATGGCCGCTATGATCGTCTTCGCACAGTTCTGATTGTCGTTGTCGATTACGAACGTGTTCAGACTGGCGTAGCGGTACTCGGGCGGAATTCCGGCCAATTCAAGCGCCCGTTCAAGGAGAATATAACCGCTACATTCGGGGTTAAGGGGGTAGTCGGCGGGCAACGGAACCTTGCCGCTCCTGCGCCCGCACCACTCTTTTACGACACAATCCTGACAGGTATCGTAAGGGTCTTTGCGTTGCGTCATTCTGCTTCTCCTTTCAGGCGTTTGATGAACTCGTCCTCATCAATGCCTCTGTGCTGTTGTTCTGTCGTTACGTTCTGTGCCTTGCTTTGTCCTGCCCGCGATTTTCCTTCTACATAGTACGGCTTCTTGCCGTTCTTGAGGTATGTTGCGATCTCGGCGAACCGGCTACTTGTTCCGAACACTTCAAGCGACGGGTTGTCGTACCCGATCTCAAAGAAGGCGTCGATGTAGCGCTTGAGCATCGTCTTGTCGCCATCGAGTTGCTTGAGGATGCGGGACATGATACCTGCATGAACCTTCTCGACCTCAACGTGCGAAAGTCCTGTGTGCTCCCTATACTTCTGATAGAAGTAACGACGGAAGTCGGCCAACCTCCATTCGCTTTCATGTCTGTCTGTAAATGTCCTCCCGCCCTTGTCCGTCGGGGCGGCGGAATCCCCGGCAGTACGTGTCTTGTTTGCCACCTTCAACACGCGAATCATTTCCGGTTCTCCCCCTTCCATGATGGCAAGCAAGTCCTTCTTGATAAGCTCCATCGTTTCTTCTGACACTTCGATGGATGTAATATCCAGCCCTGACTCGCTCGCATGTTTCATGTACTTCTTCCACGCACAGTCAAGCTGTTCCCAAACGTTTTCCTTCGACTCATCGACGATACTGCCGAACACCTTCCATACCATCTCGGACACTTGCAGGGCGCGAACCTCGTGCAAGTCCACAATGTAGTAGTCGTTCGTCATTCCGTTTCCCCGGCGCACCTTTTCGATGAAGCCTTTGTCTTCCAGTTCTTTGATGTATTTCACGATGCTTTTGGCTGACATACCGCACATTGTACTCATGCGGTGAACACTCGGGAACGCCGACCTTCCCTGCTCGTAAACAAACAAGGAAATAGCAGTATAGACCATCTTGGCCTGCTCCGAAAGACACAAGCAGGATACGATCATACGCGGGATTTGAACGTATCCTCTGTTGTGCGAGTCCCTGAAAAGGAACTGCTTTTCGGCGGAGATGATCGCTTTAGTCGTGCTGTCCAATAATTCCACCCCCACAGTAACTATCGTAGTCAGTATAGGTATCGTTGCGAGGGTAATTAACAACACGATTCCTTTTTTAACTCGATATTATCTCCGTATTGTTAATACTAATTTCCATATGATGGAAGGCGGTCTTATCGACCGCCGTTTTTCCTCTTTTGTCTTCTGTATTCCTTGATTACCACGTTGCCTACGACGTAGCAGGCAAGTAGAGATACAAGTCCGCCAATCACTTTCAGGACTACCTGTGGGTATATCGCCATTACCACAATTACCCTTGACACTGCGACACATGCCACGGCCAGCAGTAGTGCCCCGAGAATAACCCGGACAAGGATTTCCCATGCGGCCTTGAGATTGTCCTTCATCGTCTTCTTCCCCTCCTGCCTCTCGTGTCAAGCATATCCACAACGATGCTTCGATGGCGGCCACTCCAATGGTCAAGAACCGACTGATGAACACAATAGCAGGTCTTCTTTGTACTCTTTGGAGTTGACCAGTTGTTGAGTGTACTTCTTGATGTCTAGTTCTACGACCTTTGCCTCGCTGTTATGTGTCTTGATTTCTTCGTCGATGGCTTTCTTACGCTCTTGAACGAGACGTAGTTGTTCCTTGAGGATTTCTTCCTGTTGGTCTAGACTGTCTCGGGTCGCTTTCAGCCTTTCGATTTCCTCCAGTGCCGCCAAGTCCAGCTTATCCTTTTCTTCCGACAGCCTGCGGATTTCAGCTAGAAGTCCTTTGGCTACCTGTAGGTTTAGTTCGTGCGGGAAGCCGAAATCAACCTTGTAGACCGTAACTACTGCGTCGTCGGTGGTGTTCAGAACCAGTATGATGTCATTGTGGATGTAATAGTTGCGGGTAATGTTGTCGCCGATTTGTCCTTTGTAGATGAACTCCGCATACTCAAGGGTCTTATTTATATGCTCCTTGAGCATGTCGGTGTTCTTTGCGATATACTCATTCCTTTCACGAATGTCCGTGATGCCGACAACCCTTTCGACCCACCGTTCAAGCGAATGCTTTGTACAATTCTTCATGCCTCTTCCCCCCCCCTCTCTCTCGTCACCTTTCGCCTTAACTATCGTAGCTAATGGTCAGAAGGTTGCGGAGAAAAGTTAAAAGGGTGGCTGGTTAGCCACCCTTCAATATTTTGCCGATGTCGCATTTGATTCCCATCTGCTTGAGGATGTCCTTAACATCTAAGACTATCTTACTCACCCTGCTAGCCCTCCTTCGAGAACCGGGCGATAATATCGTCGAACAAGATAGGCTCGTATCCGACAACCTCCACGCTAACATTCACGTACTGTTCGCTTTGGTACAACTGGCCGTGAATATGTCCGTGAATGTTTACATATGGCATGTTGGCGTTCAGATACATCGGTTCATGTGACAGCCAAAAGAATCCTCTGTAGCATATAGGGAACTCGTACACGTCATCAAAACCTACTTCGCGCCACCACTTCACAGACCGCCCGCGATCATGGTTACCCAAGATTAGGGACTTCCTTCCGTTCAGTCGGCTAATGATTTCAGCAGTCTTCTCCTTGCTGTAGAAGGAAACGTCTCCGAGGACGAATACCCTGTCTTCCTTCTTGACCTTGTTGTTCCATCTTTGGATGAGGGACTCGTCCATATCTTGAATGTCTCGGAAGGGCCTGTTCTCGTATCCGATGATGTTCTTGTGGCCGAAGTGCGGGTCAGAATAAACGAATACCCGGCTCACAGCTTAACAACACCGTCCTTCTTCGCGTTGGTTCCCGTCTGTTTCATTGTGTCTGTGTATGCGACCGTTCCGTTACAGGTAGGGCACACATAAAGGCTTCCTTTTTTCTCTGCTACCTTGAAGCATTTTCCGCATACGGGCTTCATTCAACTCCCACCTACCAATCATATTTGAATTTGACGCCCTGCTCCTTCGCCGCCCGGACAACGGCGGGGCTTTGTCAAACCTCCCCGTTCACCTTATCGAGCCGCCTAATGGCATAGCTCCAGTTATTTCCCCCGTCTATGTACTCGTAAGGGATGCCATGTGCCTTGAGATGGCCTATGACTTCGCCTACAACCTTCAAGCTATTAGTGAAGACGAATCCCTTACTTTCTATGGAGTGGAGCGCCCGGATAGTCTCCCGGACATGTAAGGCTCTACGTTCTGCCGCTTGCTTCATTCGGAGGGATTTAGCCCGCCTAATAGACGGGCGTCTCCCGATCTTGTACAAGTCATTCATGCCGCTCCCTCCCCTCGGAAGATGGACAGTACTTTCTCCGTGTCCAGCGGGGCTTCGACGGTTGAGTCAATGACGAATTGCTTCTCGTCAAGAAGTTGCTCGACTCTCTCGTCAATCGTGCCGCGAGCAATGATGGTATAGACGTTGATGCTTCCGGTTTCCCCGCCATCCTGACCGAAACGCCATACACGACCGATAGCCTGAGACACGTAAGACGGCGACCAGTCTTTAGACGTGAAGATCAGATTGTTTCCTGCCGTCAGCGTCACGCCTTCGCGGGCGGCGGAGGTCACGCAGAACACGACCTTACACGTCTCGTCTTCCTGAAACTTGTCAGCCTGCCGTTGACGCTCGGATACCTCCTCCCCGGCCTTAGCCTGAGACGGGATGTCTCCGTGGATTATGGCAGGATTGTACTTGTCTTTGAAATACTCGTACATGATATTGCAGAACCGCTTCGAGCGAGTGAATACGACGGCCTTCTCTCCGCGCTCGACAATTTCCTCCAGCAGTTCTTCTAGGGCGGTGAGCTTCGCGCTTCCTTGCTTTCCTTTCGCGCCGCCGACAATCTCTGTCGATTCCGCGACCTGCATGAGCCGGGCGTACTTCGCCAACTCGGACGGTATGTCCTCGAACTCTAAGTCCTCGAACTCATAGGTATCGTCCGCCATCTCAACTTCCCTGTAGATCTTCTTCTGTGCTGGAGTCAGTTCGACATACACAGGTTTCGGTATGACTGGCGGAAGATCAAGAACTTGAGTCTTCAAACGACGGAGCATGTTAGACTGGAGCAGGGTCTTGAACTCGCCGACGTTTTTGTACTGCACCACCCGACCGAACCTATCGAGGACGCAAAATCTTTGCTGGAATGTGTAGTAATTGTATGGCATTACCCCCATCCAAGCGAGAATATTGTAGCAATCCATCAGTTCATTGATGACCGGCGTAGCCGTGATTGCGTACCGTTGGCGGGTGTAAATCTTGTGGATGTCTTGACCGATTTGCGAGCCGACGACGTTCTTTACCTTATGTGCCTCATCGAGATACATTACGTCAAACGGCTTGTTGCCGTGCAGGAACGTCAGGGATTCGACGTCCTGACGGTAAAGCTCGTATGACACAATTACCAGTTGAACGTCGCTGTTCTCTAGCTTGGCATAAAGCTCTGAACGTCTTTTCGGCGGGCCGCCTAATACGACAACCTTCAAGTCCGTGAACCGCTTCGCCTGATTGTAGATGTCGTAGATCAGGGAAGCCTTCGTAACATACAATCCCCATTTGACGAGGCCTAATTTACATTTTGCCTCGTGACTGCAAAGTATCTGAGGGCTTTTTCCAACGCCCTCCTGATCTGAAATCAGAAGGCTATCCCTTTGCATCAGCAGATTAAATCCTTGAATCTGATAAGGCCTTAGTTCAAGCTTGGGGCAGTAATCAACAATGTACTCCGTAGGAATATCGTCTGTATCTATTCCTCCGGTTAGCGCCCCCATACTATCGCCGTCCGCCTTCCATACAACCAT